ACAAGTGTGTTGACCCTTGGTAGATCATCCATGAAGCGTGAGTCTAAAGTTGATACCACTGATAGTAACTTTTATGCTGCACAGGGATCTGTTGCTGGTGATTACATGATCAATGCGGAAGATACTGCAGGCATGTTAAATATCCAGCCCAATGAACCTGAACAGATGTGTGATAGCGAAGGGTTCCTTGTAGGTAGCGGTACAACTGGTTCATATCCCGTGAGTGAATCTTATGAAGGTAAAACCGGTGTTATCATTCATGGCGGTGGTGTATATGAAAGTGAGGTTGGCCTAACTGATGGCGATGTTCATCTGTCTGGCGTATCTGATATCACAACCAAGGGATATCTCTATGGTAATGTTCATACCACATCAATGAAAGGCTTTGACAAAAACGGCACTGGACTAAACGCCGTAACAACTGAAGACATTAACTTCATTGGTAGAACTGCAGCAATCGATGGTAAAGAGGAAGAATTCCACGGCTACTTTACAAAAGATTATGAATCATTTACTGATGCATATGATGAGTTAATTGATGACATTGTAGCAAAACAGCAAACCAATGTAATCACTTCGATCAGCGCAGAGCGTGTTAATGAAACTGAAGAAGATACTACAAACGAAACAACTAATGCTAGTATTAACGAAACAGAAATTACAAACGAGTGATAATTTACTCATCTCTTTTTTAAAAGTAATTATGCATTGATGAAACACCGTCTCATCAAACCACGTAATATCTTCTGACACTCATATGACATTGTTATCACGTGCAAATTACCTTTGATACTTCGTTTCTTCTCGGAGTTCGAACAATACTTGTTCCTAGATATATTGCATGTAGTATGGTATAAAGATTACGTTTAAGATATATATTTAACCAACGTACAGAACTGCACTTAACAAAAGAGCGAGACCGACCTAACCACCTGAAACAATAAAGGAAGAAAAGAAGGTTATTCTTCTCACTCACTCTCTATTGTTGTCGTCTGCACATACTACAAGGGTGGTATATTATATAAAAGTTATGGGGTTAACGTATAGATGCCACCTTTAAAACCACTGATCAAACCCCACTTGACCGTTGATGGTTTTGTTCCAATCATAGCCGATGCTCCACATGTATGACTCCATCTTTTGTTTGATGGTTTTATCTGCCATCATTTCAAAGTCAATCTCGTTGATGATTTGAGTCACATCAAAGTCTTCATCAATACATATCTCACGTCCACAGGTGAGGTATAATAAACGGGGTTTACTACCTTCGCTTAAGATGTAGTTATAATTTACCTCGGCGTATTTTATACCACGCACCCATGGGTTCTCTACTGCACGGTTAGCCACCTTACGTATGGCTTTAGGGATTGACACTTGCATGATGGGTATATTACCTGATTTAACTAACTTGTAGTGACGCTTAACGTAGTCTACAGCCACCTGGGCATCACCATCGATGAGAACTTTCTCAAGGAAGTAATGAAGCACATTGCGTGTGATTTCACTCTGATCACTGCGTTTGAGTTCCAATCCTTTGTAATTAAGTTCACGTTTATCAGTAAAGTATTCACCTTCTTCCCATGTAAGGAAACCACAATACTTTTTCTTTACACCTTCACCTTTTTTATCTGCTTTGAATAAGATACGACGATAGAGTTTCTCGAACTTTAAACTAAATATTACCTTTGCACCATGTTCATTACCCCATTCAATTAATTTGTTATTCAAGAACTCTTGCATCTGTAAACCTTCTTCTACTGTCTTTACTTCTGAAAAGAATGAACTATCTGTATCTGAATACAAAACAGAATAATTTAAACTACGTAAAGTTTCATGAATAAACATATTGATTTGTCTACCATAAGAGGTAACTGCTTCAGCACATTCACGTTTATATAATCTAAAAGTTGGTGCCCCACAAACACCGTAAAAGGAGTTGGCTAATGCTTTAAAAATATCTTCACGAGTTTTTATACTTGGATCTTTGTTACCTGCCTTACGTAGATTCCGCAACTCCTCACGTTTGTTGACAATTTTTTCAAGTACCTCAATAACTTTTAAATCGATATCTGGGCACGTTTCTTTTGGGAAAGCCCGCATACACGTTGGATAAAGTGCTGCTAAATCTACTGTACCTACGTGTTCATGTAATCCGGGTGGTGGGACAAGAACTAACGCACCTTGAAATTTGTCTTCTATATATGCCTTTGCGTGATTTTTTGTGGGCATTGGTTTAATCTTTTCATGCATTAAATACATCTCAATTAATCGAGAGTTGAATAATACATCATCCATATGAGTGCCTACAATTTTTCGTAAGGTTTCATAAAATTCAAAGAGATTAACTTGTTTATCAATGTTACGAAGAGATATTACATCGTTCTTGCAATATTGAATAAAGGTGGGATAATCTTTATTTTTTGTTAAAAGTTTTTCAAGAAATGGTCCATAGTCAGTATACTCAAATCCATATTCTGCTGATACAGATTTTAATGCATAGGTTTCGCGTTGAGCATTCATGATGTAGTATTTTTTAAATGCTTCAAGCATATCTAATGTTGAACGACCTTTTACTCTACACGAAAATGTACCTTCAACAGAATTATATTCACATGAAACTTTTCCATATCGAGCAAGTTTATCAACGTTGATTTCTAATTTCCATGAGCGCCTGATTAAGTAAGGAAGATCAAACGCACTAGAATTCCACCCAGTTAAAACATCAGGATTTATACTATCAAGATATGTTAAAAATACTTTATATAATTCTCTTTCATCGCAACATGCAATGTGATCTGGATCATCAGTTTGTGGAACACTATTTGTAAATACTAAAATTTGTTCAGTGTAACTATCCATCACTTGGATGCTAACCACAGGAAATTTTGCTTCTTGTGGTGCTGGGAATATACCTTCAGGAGATAATACTTCAATATCATAATATACAATACGAGGTGGAACAATATTGTCTGTTTCTACAGGGATGGGGTGTCCATTGATATACTGAAATGCATATTTAAGTTCGTGATCAACCATACAACGTTTCTCAAAAAGGAAGTCTGCCATATCAGTAAAGGAATATAACCCACGTAATTGGGGAACCTCTGATGGTATGTTAGTAAATACTTTAACTACTTTGCGTCCCAGCGCATCTATAAACTCTTCATCACCATATAAACAACCTGCTGGTAACATTTTATCTATTTCTCTACTTGGGCAATAAAAGTAAGGAACATTACCTTTCCATTCAAAGGTTTTAAAGTCTGTTTTGTTATTTAAATTTCGTGCATAAATCATTATAATTGGTTTATTCTGTACTACTCGATAAACAGTATCTTCAATTACATAGATTGGATTATTCATCTGTAAATCCATAATACTCTTCTCGCGTGAAATAGCATTTTCCACCATACAGTCCATCGATAATGTTATTAAATTTACTCGTATAACACAATGGGTCATATCGTTCTGCATTTGATACTTTAGTATGACATGACATACATAATGTTACAAATCTTCGTTGAGATGAATCACAACACGCTTGCTTGTTACCATATACGTGATGAACTGCCATTTGTCGTCCAATATCATCACTTGTAGTTCCACATAAAACACATGTGTTGTTGAAAAAATCTCTCACACGTCTTTTAAATTCAACATTAAATTTTTCACAATAAGGAAAATGAGACTGCCCATCAACATACATTGGGTTACCATCACCAGACATTGTCATACGTTTTCGTTTATATCTACATTCATTGGAGCAACATATACCATTTTTACCTTGGTGATATACATATCGACGCACTTCAAATTCTTTACCACACACGATACATGTACGTTTATAATTCCCACCTCGCCAGTTGCACGCATTTTCACCAATCATATTTTCGGAACGATATTTTCCTTTACACACTCTACTACAATAAAATAGTTCTTTCCCCTTCATACTAGCCGGGCTACGTTGAAATTCTTTACCACAATAAACACATTTATAAGTTTGTAAACCGCCTTTCCAACGAGGATGACTTTCCGGCTTACGGCGACATTCTTCAGAACAAAAAGACCTTGGTTGACTACTTTTTGAAATGAATTCTTTACCACACGCTTTGCAAATATATTTATACTTACCACGTTCAATGCGAGTCATTGACTTATATATTATATGTTAACGTATAAATTCTTTACTAACGGTTTTAAAAAAGATAGTTGATGCAGCATAGATGTTTCCACATTTAATTTAAATCAACAAAGTATGTGAGTCGGCTTTGGAGATCAGAAGGTAGATTTACGAATTTGCTGGAACCATCTTTACGCCACTCTACTACATTACCATCATTCAAAATTGCTACGGCAAAGTGTTCAGTCATTACGCTTACCATATGTGGATATTGAACGTTCCAGTGGATAAAGGTTATGTGAGTAAGTTAATGATTAAATTTTAACAAAAAGAAGGTGTGGTTGATTTGTTGAAACGATGGGGTGTTCAACGCATGACATATATCCCTTACTTTAGATTACCGACTTGCCCATTGCACCGGCCACGCATAGAGCAAGCACTGCAAGTGTCGGGAAGAATATCTGATACTCTGGGATGTTGTTTGCAAGAATTCCACTGGAGTTAATTATGAACATCGCACATTGAATTGCAA